TCCGATGTCTACCTCGTCGACTTCGCCGACGCGGTCTACGGCGGCACGCTGCGCCTGGAGATCCCGGCGCACCAGCAGGCCCCCTACACCGACCCGGGCACGGGCCAGCTGGTGAGCGCCGCGCAGCGCGACCAGACGGTCATCCGCGCCATCAGCGAGCACGACTTCGGCATGCGGCACGACGCCAGCGTGGCCGTCCTCTACGACGTGGCGTGGCTGTAAGCCGCCGCCGCGCTGCTGACGCCTCTCGCCTGACGACTCAAGAGGAGATTCGACCATGCATACCGCAGCCCTCCAGCACGACATCGGCGCCCAGCTGAAGGCCGCGCTGGCCCTCGTCCCCGCGGTCATCACCGCCGGCGCCGGCAACGACGGCGTCGAGGTGAACGGGCCGTCGATCAACCTGCTCGGCTTCGGCAACACGCGCTTCAAGTCGGGCAAGCTGCTGATCGCATACCGCGCGGTCCTCGGCGCCAACGAGACGCTGAGCCTCGCGGCCAACCTCCAGGACGACACCGTCACCGGCTTCAGCGGTACCCCGGCCGACTACGGCACCGCGCTCGCGAACGCGGTGGTCGCCTCCGGTGGCGGTAGCGGTGCCACCGTCGACGGCGTCGCCGAGATCGACGTCGACCTCGCCGGGGCGCGTCAGTGGGCGCGGGCGCAGGTCACGGCGAACCTGAGCCGCGCCAACACCGACACCGTCGCCCTCTCGGCGGTCCTGGTCCTGGGCGGCGCCGACCAGCTGCCGGTCTAATCCGCTGCCCGATGCGTCTGGTAGCCTTCCGTAGGGCCTGCCCGCCGTACAACGCGGGCGAGGTCGCCGGGTTCGAGGACGCGGAGGCCGCGCGGCTGGTTGCGCGCGGCACCGCCGCGTTTCACGTGGATCCGGCCGAGGCCGGCACGACCGCGGAGCCGGAGGCCGCCACGCCAGAGGCGCCCGTCCACGATCCGGCCGCCGATCTGCCGGTCGGCGAGCGCGCCGCCGCCGATGAGCCGACCGCCGAGGCCGGCACGACCGCGGAGCGCCGCCGCCGCACCCGCTGATGCCCGTCCGACCGCCCACCAAGACGCCCGCCGGCCCGGCCGTCGATCGCATGATCCGCCCGGATGATGCGGAGACGAAGACGGGTCGGCGGCCCCCCCGACCGGGGGCGCGCCGCCGCGAATGACCCATGCTGGCCGTGCTCACCCCCCCTGCCACGACGGCGCTCACCACCGTCGCGGCCGTTCGTGCTGAGCTGAAGCTCGGCGTCGAGAACCACGACCCGGCGCTCACACGGCTGATCGCCGACGCCACCGCCGCGATCGAGCAGCGCCTGGATCGCGTCTGCGCGCGCCAGAAGCTCCGTGAGACGCTGCCCGGCGCCGACGACACGCTCCTGCAGCTCGCCATGCCGCCGGTGGTGCCGTTCCGCGTGACGCATCGGGGCGAGGTCGTCGTCGACTACGAGGTCGAGGACGCGCGGGCCGGCCATCTCTACCGCGAGGCGGGGTGGGAGACGCGGGACGCCGTGCGCTCGTTCCTGGCGCAAAGCCCGATCCCCGGACAGGGTCCACGCGACTGGGCCGTCGAGTACTTCTCAGGCTGGTTCCTGCCCGGCGACGACTACACCGCCGCCACGATCAGCGCCCAGGCGGCGACGAAGACGCTGACCGACGCCGCGGCCGCCTTCCCGCCCCTGCTCGCCCCGGGTGACGTCATCGAGCTCGTCAGCGACGCCTCGGTGAACCACGGCCGCCGGACGGTCGTGTCGGCGTCGCCGTCGGAGATCGTCGTGCAGGAATCCCTGGCGGACGAGTCCGCCGGCGCGCCGATCACCCTGCGCGTGCGGACGTTGCCGCGCGACATCGAGCGCGCCTGCATCGAGACGGCGACGGCCTGGTGGGCGGCGGCCGGCCGCGACCCGGGCATCGCGAGCAAGCGCGTCGCCGACGTCACGATCAACTACCGCGATGAGGCAGCCACGGGGGCGGGGGTAGGCCATCTGCCGCCGCGCGTGCTGGGGCTGCTGACCCCGTGGGTGCGGACATGACCCCGCGGACCGACCGATCGCATGCAGGCATCGGGGGTGTGAGCCTCCGGTCCCGCCGGTGTCCGGCAGTCAACCTTGGGGGGTCCTGTTGGCGCCGGCGGGTCTCTTCTTCTTCGGCGCGGGGTGCCTGATGGACGCCGCGCTGCAGGAGCTTCTCACGTCGACGGTGATTCACCAACCGCGGCTCGAGTCGGACGCCTATGACGGCGGCGCGTACGGCGACCCGCGCGAGATGCGGGCGCGCGTCGTCGAGAAGGTGGGTGAGATCCGCACGCCGGACAGCCGCCTCGTCGCCACGTTGGGCTACCTGATCCTCGGCAGCGAGGCCGCCCACGTCGTCGAGCGCGACCGATTCTACCTCGACGCCGCGGCGATCGGGGCCGAGCCGGTGTCCGCCCTCGCGGTGTCAAAGCCGCGGGATCTGGACGGCACGGTGCACCACGTCCGCGTGGAGTTCGCCTGATGGCCGGCCGGGTGTTCCGCTATCGGATCCACGGCGACGCGACGCTGCGGCGGAATCTGCGGCTGCTGAACGGCAACGCCCCGCAGGCCGGGAAGCTCGCACTCCTCGAGGAAGCTGAGGCGACGATGACGGCCAGCAAGGGCGAGGTGCCGGTCGATAAGGGCGTCCTGCGTTCGACCGGTCACGTCGCCCCGCCGGTGGTGCGCGGCCGCGCGATCACCGTTCAGGCCGCCTACGGCGGCCCGGCGGCACCCTACGCGGCGCGGCAGCACAACGAGCTCGGCTACCGCCACCCCGTCGGCAAGGCGCTCTACCTGAAGGACCCCTTCGAGGCGCGGCTGCCGGGCATGGCTGAGCGCATCGGCGCCCGGATGGGGGGCATCCTGATCGGGGGGCTGCCGTGAGCCTGCTCACCGACTTCAAGGCCCACCTCGAGGCGCAGGGGCTCGTGCCGACCGGCTGGGCGGTCAAGCTCGGCATCATGCCGCCGAAACCCGACCAGGTGATCGCGCTCTTCGCGGCGGGCGGGGGGCCCACGCCGACTGCGCGCCTCGGCATCGACGCGCCGGCGCTGCAGGTGCGGGTCCGCGGCGGTGAGAACGATCACGAGGGGCCGCTGGCGATCGCCACCGCGATTGCCGGCGCGCTGCACGAGGCCTCCGGCCTGATCGGCGCCACCGTCTACCCCTGGGTGATCGCGCAGCACGCGCCGCAGGCGATGGGGATCGATCCAAACGACACCAAGCAGCGCCCCGAGTACGTGGTGATGTTCAAGCTGGCGCGGGAGGCCGCCTGATGGCCCGGGTCCGCATGCTGGTGGAGCACACCTTCACCCACGAGGACCGGGCACCGATTCGGCTGCACCCCGGCGACTTCTTCTTTCTCGACGACGAGCGCGCCGTCGAGTGGCTGCGGATGGGGCTCTGCCAGACCGAGGACGCGCCCTACCCGCCGGCGCCGCCGCCGATGCTGCTCGATGCCGCCGGCCACCCGATCAGGAGGGACACATGCAGCAGCAGCGCGTGAAGATGGTGCGCTCGCGCACGATCACCGACGAGGGGTCGAGCACGACCTACCTCGCCGATCACTTCTACCTGCTGTCGGAGGACCTGGCGCTCGAGCTGGTCACCGACGGCGACGCCGAGCTCGATCCGCCCGGCGCCGACGACGAGGAGAGCTGAGCCATGCCGCGCACCACACTGCCGACGCAGGACATCGCCTTCGAGGGCAATGCGGCGCTCACCTTCAACGCCGCCGACCAGGCCAACGGCATGAAGTTCGCCGCCGACGGTCGCACGGTGCTGATCGTGAAGAACGGATCCGGCGCGACCCGCACCGTCACGCTGACCGATGTCGCGGATACCAAGGGGCGGCGCGCGCCCTCGAGCAAGACCTCGGTCTCAGTGGCGGCCGGTGCGGAGCGATGGATCGGGCCCTTGCCCGGCGAAGGCTGGAATCAGCCAACCGGCACCGACCAGGGGACGACCCAGGTCGACATCGACAGCGCGACCAGCGTCACCATCGCGGTGGCGCGGTTCAACCAGCAGTAACGGCGTCGCCCACACGCGGCGGCGGAGGAAGAGGAGGACGCGGCGATGCCCTTGTTTGGTGGCTTCGAATCCCAGATCCAGCTGAGCTTCGACGGCGGGTCGACGTACAACAACCTGCCGAAGCTGAGCGACCTGTCGCCGGACTTCACGGCCGACGTCATCGACGTCTCCAACCACGACACCGCGGGTTGGAAGGAGTACCTGGCCGGCCTGAAGGACGGCGAGGTGTCGCTCGAGTACTTCCTGATCGACACCGACGACGCCGTGCAGACGGCGCTCGAGAACGCCTACCTGTCGGGTTCGACCTTCAAGGCCAAGATCCGGCCGAAGGTCGGATCGGGGCTGCGCGAGTACCGCGGCGACTTCTGCTGCACCAAGCTCTCGCAGTCGGGCCCGACCAGCGAGGGCTACAAGGTGTCGGCCTCGCTCAAGCAGCGCGGCGCCATCACCCGCGCCTCGCAGTAATCGCCATCGGCCGGCGGCCGGCGGCGTTGGCTCTGCTGACGTCGCCGGCGGTCCGACCCTCAGCCATCGGAGGACCCCCCAATGTCGGAACCGTGGACGCTCATCAACATCGATGGGCAAAGCCGCCCGCTGCGCTTCAACGGCACGGCGTTCCGCGACTTCGAGGTCGCGTATGCGCGCTCGATCGGCGTGCCGGAGTACCCGTTCGGCAAGGTGATCCGGCGCTACTTCGACAACGACACCAACTTCGAGGTCGTCACCAGCTACAACCTGTTGGCCCACATCCTGTGGGCCGGCCTCAAGTGGCGCTGGACGACCCTGCAGGTCGAGCAGGTGCTGACGATGCTCTCCGAGTTCGAGGAGGGCGGCGGGGATCTGCTGACCGATGTGTGGGGCCCGCTGTCCCAGGCCTGGCTCGCCACCGGCATGTTCAAGCACCTGATCAAGAAGGCCGGCGACGAGGCTCGGGCGGGAAACCGGGAGGCGGAGACGAAGACGCCGGGGAGCGACTTCCCCTCGAGTGCTTCAGTCTCCGCGCCTGGTACGAGCGCGCAACCCGCGTAGGCGCCGACATGGGCCTCTCCGCCCTCGAGGTCCACGAGCTGACCGTCGCCGAGTTCATGGAGACGACCGAGGCGGCCGGGGCCCGCGCGGAGCGGGAGCGGGAACAGCGGGCGTGGATGCTCCAGTGGCTCTTGGCGCCGCACTGCAAGCCTGGCCGGGTGCCGTCGGTCGACGAGATCCTCGGGCGCGGGCGCGAGCGGCTCCAGGACTGGGACGCGGTGGATCGGGTGATCGACGGGGAGGCGGCGGCCGCGGACCAGCGGCGCGCCGAGATCGAGGCGATGCGGGCGGCGCGCGGCGCCGCGCCGCTGGAGGCGGGCGCGTAGGACCATGACGATCGGGACGGGCACCGTCGGGCGGGTCGCGGTCGAGTTCGGCCTCGACTACTCCGCCTTCGACACCGGGCTGCGCCTGGTGGAGGACCGCGTCCGCTCCGCGCTCGGCAACATCGGCAACATGAGCCAGCGCCTGGACCGGGCGCTGACGACGATCGGGAAACGCCTCACCGTCGGCATCACCCTGCCGATCGCCGGCACCGGGGTCGCGCTGGCCAAGCTCGGCGCCGACTTCGACCAGACGATGACGCGCATCGAAACGCTGGCGGGCGCCACCGCCGGTGAGGTCGAGGAGTTCCGGGCGGCCGTGTTGCGGCTCTCGCCGGCGCTCGGGCAGACGCCGACGGCACTGTCCGAAGCCTTGCTGGCCATCACCAGCCGTGGCCCACGCGGCGCGCAGGCGCTCGACGTGCTCGAGCGCGCCGCCAAGGCCTCGACGGTCGGGCTCGGTGAGACGGCGGTCGTCGCCGGCCTCGTGTCGTCGGCGCTGGCCGCCTACGGACCCACCGGCCTCACCGCGGCGCGCGCCACCGACGTGCTGCTCGCCGCCGTGCGTGCCGGCGCGGCCGAGGCCGACGAGATGGCTGGCGCCATGGGCAACGTCATCGCCGTCGCTTCCCAGGTCGGCGTGTCGTTCGAGGAGGTGTCGGCGTTCGTCGCCACCTTCACGAAACTGGGCGTCAACGCCGACGAGGCCGTCACCGCCTTGCGCGGCACCCTCAACACCGTCCTGGCGCCGTCGGCCGGGGCCGAGGAGGCGCTGCGCGGCGTCGGCCTCAGCAGCGAGGAGCTGCGACGCCAGATCAAGGAGCGCGGGCTCACCGAGGCCTTCATTGGCCTGGTCGACACCTTCCGCGGCAACGAGCAGGGCCTCGCGAACATCATCGAGAACGTCCGCGCCCTCTCGGGCGTTATGGGCACCGCCGGCGCACAGGCCTCGACCTACCGCCAGGTGCTGGGCGAGGTGACCAACAGCACCGGGGTCCTCGACCGCGCGTTTGCTCGCACCACGCAGACGCCGGCCTACACCTTCCGCCAGTTCCGCGTGGAGGCGATTGCGACGGCGACCGCCCTCGGCGATCGGCTGGCGCCGGCGTTCGCCTCCCTGCTGCGCGCGGCGTCCCCGCTCATCAATCTGGGCGGCGCGCTGGTGCGCGCCTTCACGGCGCTGCCGACGCCCATCCAGACCACCGCTCTGGCGCTGGTGGCGATGGCGGCTGCGACCGGGCCGTTGATCCTGCTGCTGCTCGGCGCCGCCAAGGCGGTGGTCGCGCTGGGCGCGGCGGTGTTCCTGCTCAAGCTGGGGCCGGTGCTGCTCAGCTTGGCGCGCGCCGCGGCGCCGGCCGTGCGCGGCATCACCTCGCTGCGCGCCGTCGTCGCCGCCCTGCCGTCTCCGATCTCGGCGGCGGCAAGCGCCGCGCTCGGCCTCTTCACCGCGTTGCACCCGCTGGGGCTCCTGATCGGCCCGGTGGCCGCTCTGGCCGCCCGCCTGGTCAGCATGCACCCGACGATGCGGATTCTCGGGTTGGTCGCCATCGGCCTCGCCACCGCCATCGGCGGCATTGGGATCACCACCAAAGGCCTGGCGAGTGCCTCGTCGAGCGCGTCGACCAACCTCAGTACCATGGCCGACCGGATCGAGGACGTCGGGAAGCGGGCGGCCGAGGCGAAGGGACTCATTCAGAGTCTGAACGAGGAAGCGGCGCGATCCGCTGGTGCAGACATCGGCCCCCAAGCCGCGCCCACCCCGCTGCCAACCTCGATTCCGGTGCCCCCGGGCGGTCTGGCGACCCCGTCAGGCACGCCCGTACCCGGCACCGCAACGCCCACACCGACGCCGCCCCCCGTCCCGCTCCCCCTGGGGGCGCTGGGCGGGACGCCACCGCCAGCGGGTCAGCCCGGTGGCCGCCCGACGTCCACGGCCGCCCTCGCCGGCGCCGCGGCCGCGGTGGGGTCTGACAACGCCGACGTCGCCAAGATCTTCCGCGAGGCGCGCGCCGAGATCCTCGGCTTGGAGACCGCCGCCAAGCTCCTGCCGCCGACCTTCGACCTCGCCGGCGCCAAGGCGGGCGTCATCGAGACGGCCCTGAAGAGCGCTGCGCAGGCTGGCCTGAAGGACACCTCGGAAGAGGGGCGTGCTCTCGCGGCGCAGCTGCAAGGGCTCGCCGGCGACACCACGCAGTTCGACCGCGGGATGGCCGCCATCAGCGCGCAGGCTGGCCTCACCGGCGACGCGATGGGGGCGTGGCAGCAGCAGATCAGCGCCCTGCAGTCGCAGATCGCCCAATTCCGTGCCGATGGGCTCGAAGGCGCCGCGGTGGCGCTGGAGCAGCGGCTGTACGACCTGATCGATGTCGGCCCGCCCGTCGAAGCCGAGCTCGGCCGCCTGGCGGCGCAGGGCGAGGCGGTCGGCCCGTCGTTCGACACGGCCGGCCGCTCGATCACCTTCCTGCGCGGCGCGATCGAGTCGCTCGTCAGCCAGGGCGTGGCGCCCGGGAGCGATGTCATCCGCCTGATGCAGCAGGGCATCACGCGCCTGTCGGGCGACACCACCGGCCTGGCGGCGAAGTTGAACGCCGCGACCCGTACCGGCGACATCTTCGGCGATAGCCAGGACGCGCTGCGCGATCAGGTGCGCGAGGTCGAAGGCGCGCTCCGGTCGATGATCCTCTCCCTCGAGCAGCAGACCGCCGTGCTCGGCGCCGCCGACCCGGAGGTGGTGAAACTCGCGGGCGAGGTCGAGAAGCTCGCGGCGGTCTGGCGCCAGCTCGACGCCGACTTCAAGCAGCAGGACGGCCTCACCAAGGCGCGGGAAGCGCTGAAGGGCTACTCCGAGGAGCTGCGCGCCATCGGTGAGCGCGCGGCCATCCTGCGCGGCGCCGGCTTGGAGGGCGGCGATCCCGTCTCCGAGCTGCAGGCGCGTGCGACCGCCGGCCGGAACCGGATCGACACGTTGACGGCGCTGCCGACGCCCGCCACGCCGGAAGGCGTCGCGCAGCGCCAGGCCGAGATCCAGCAGGTGGTGGTCGACGTGCAGGGCGCCGAGCGCTCGATCCGGGTCGCTGGCGCCATCCAGGGCGCGTTCGAGACCGCCGCGGACGGCGTCGCCTCGGCGTTCGACCGCAGCGTGCTGGGGATCATCCAGGGTACGCAGACCATCGGCCAGGCGGCAGCGCAGATGGGGCAGTCGATCGCGCTCGAGCTGGCGAGCAGCGCGGTGAAGGGGGTCACGTCGTGGGCCGCGGGCCAGGCGCAGATCCTCGCCATCGAGGCGGCGACCCAGGCGGGGCTGATCAGCGCCAGCACGACGGGCGCGGGTATCCGCGAGGGCATCGCCGGTGCCGAGGCGCTCGCCGTCGGCACCGCGAAGGGTGGCGAGGTGACCGCCCACGCGCTGGCCGAAGCTGCTAAGACCGGCGCCACCGCGGCGGGTTCGGGCACTCGGCAGGGGCTCACGCTGGCCGAGATCGGTACGTCGATCGCCGCCAAGGCCGTTGAGGTAGCCGCCTGGGTCGCCGGCGAAGGCGCCAAGCTGGCCGCGTCGGTGGCGACGTTCATTGTGTCGATCGCCGGCACGCTCCGCATGGTGGCGGCGACGATCGCCATGGGCGCCGCGCTCGCCATCGCGCTCGTGTCGATGATCGCTCTGTCGATCATCACTCCGATCTTCGCCACAATCGCCGCGGCATCCTCCGCAGGCATCCTGACGCTCGCCAGTGCCCTGAAGGCGGTCGCGATTGCCGGCGCCGCCTCGGCGGTCGCCGACATCCCGTACATCGGCCCGATTCTCGCCGTCGCGGCCGCGAGCACGGTGGCCAGCACCATCAGCAGCCTGGCGGCCGTGCCGGTCATCACCGCGGCGCGCGGCGCGTACCTATCACAGGACCAGGTCGTACAGGCCCACGCCCGCGAGTCGATCCTCCCGGCGGTGTTCACCTCGGGCCTGCGCGACCTGTTCGAAGTGGTGCCGCAGTTGGCCGCGCTGAACGAAGCGCTGGTGACCGGCGGGGTGCCGTCACTCCAATTCCAACGCGGCGGTGACGCGCGGAGCGCGTTTCGGGCCGGCGAGGGCGGCGCCGCAAGCGGCGGCTCCGAACCGGCGCCCGTCTTCGCGCCGAGGGTCGAGATCAACGCGGTCGACGATCGGAGCGTGCGCCGGCTCTTCAGCCGGCACGGCAGTGAGCTGACCGAGGCGCTCGAAGATCAGTTCCGATCGTTCAACCAGCGGTTGAGGCGGAAGCGATGAGCCTCCTTAACATCGGGCTACTGCTGCTCGCCCTCGCCGTGCGGGACCATGAAGTCGGCGGCCTGCTTCTCCTGCACGGCATTGAGGGGCGCGGCGTAGGGCGACCATGTGCTTGCCAGGCCGACGTATCGGCGGTCCTTGTCGAACCGCAGGCTGACGGCCTTCGCTCCTCCGAACAGGTCGCCGTACCCCCAGCCGGCCACAAACGAGCCGTCTTCCTTGTAGGTGACCTGCTGGGGCCTGCTCCCCAGTTCCTGGCACACGTCATCGAACGACGCGCCGGGCTTCAGTTGCTGCACCGTCGACCACTGGAAGTTGGTTCCCGCGCACGCGGCGACGAGCAGCATGATGAGCCCAAGGCTCGCGCTTCGCATTTCAGCCTCCCCCGGCGCCCCCCCACGGCTGCGCACGCGATGGGGGGTCGGCCGCTACATGCCCAGCAGCTTGCGCTTGGCCTGGGCGAACTCCTCTTCGGACAACAGGCCGTCTTCTTTCAGCTTGGCCAGCTTTATGAGGTCGTCGACGCTGCTCGATGCCACCTCGGCGAGCGCGCGCGCCGGACTCCCATGGATCCGCTGCTCGATGAATCGGTGCATCTCTTCCACG